TTGATTTTTGTGAGAGAGGTGTTCTAGGTGAGCGTTTGAGGTAGGTGTGCGTGTGGGTGGACATTACTGATTCAAATTAAACGATAAATCGATGTACAAATCTCCGTTCAGCGTTCCAACCATTTCCTTAGAGAATACCGCTAATGAGCCCGTAGTTGACACAACACCACGACAATTAATTTGTTTTTCTATACCATTAATTGTACCTTCATAAAATGCGTTAAAATTTATATTACTTTTAAAATCATAAGGGAATTTTAACTTATTTAATATTCCTATTATAATCCCGGTTGTTCCCGTAATATCAGAAATGTGTAATGCTGTATTGATTATAACTAAATCGTTAATTATTACATATGGTATGTTAAAATCACTAAATGGGGTTGTTACATCATTATTTGTTAAAGTACCTTTATAATTTAACATTGTATCATTTCCGAAAAGCGATGTAATTACAGACCAATACAATCTGTATTGACCCTCTCTATTTGGATGAAAATTTGTTGAATCTAAAAAAATTCCACACTTACATACATTACTTAAATTGTTTAATGAATGAATATTTTTATAATTAATTGTATTATAAATAATTTCAACATCAGATAATGTTTTGAATTCATTTTCTTTAATGACAACATTATTTCCCCAACCCATGTAACCTATGTGTATTAAACAATTAGGTAGAACACTATTTACATAATCACAAAATTCTTTTATACTTATAATCAAATCATCCGTTGTAGCTAATTTTGACTTAATCATAGCAAAATCATTAAAACCACCACAAACAATAACATCTGTTACATATGTTTTATCTTCATCTGATAATGTGTTAACAATTTCTATAAACAAATCTTTAAAAGTTTTAGGTGAATTAATTGTCGTAAAACCAACACTTCCTAAAGCGTTTGAAATTGTGTCACTTCTGTTTAATTTAAACAAATCAATCCAAGTTGGTTCATTATTTACTCCATAACTATCGCCTATTAAAATAAATTTTCTATTTCTTAAATTATAAAGTTCATTAACTTTTTCATTTATAATATTTACTTCTTTTCTATATTCATTAATTTGTGCGTTATAGTTACCAGTTACAACCCAATAATCACTGTCATTAATTTCAATTCCAACGGGCACTGTTTTTTTACTTGTATAACTAGTACCCAAATAAGTTACAATTGTTAAGGCTTCATAACTTCTTTTGTTATCCCATTCTATTGGATTTGCAAATTTTGGTACATATCTCGCACCTACATACTGTCTATTCATAATTTTTCTCCTTTAATAACTTAAAACTAAATGACCATATTCTTTTTGAGATTCTACTTTTATATCAAGTTCTGTTGTATTAAATGTAATGTCAGACCATGTTTCCGGTATATTATATATTATATATCCACTGTCTGAAATTTCAACAAATATCATTGTCGCAATATAAGAAAGTATAATTTTTCTTATGTTATCATCTGTAAATGCACTTAAAACATAATTTTTTAATTCATCAAAATTATTTTTTAAAATTTCAAAATCTGATAAGACATTATCATTTTGTTTTTTTAATTCTATAAATTCTCTTGTAATTTCTTTAACATTTTTAATAATCCAATCAAGATTTAATTCATGAAAATCAGTATATGGAAATTCATTTATAAAACTCATTAAACCACCCACCTTTCAATATATCATAATGCAAAATTCTTTCATGAAAAGATTTGAAATTTTATTATATAAATTCCAATATTGTAATTGTAATTCGCTTTCTAACATTTGTTGAGAAGTTGTTACTCCTATATTACCGTGTATGTGATTTTCCAAATTTGGTGTTCTAGTTCTTTTAATATTTGGTGTTCTAATTTCTGTAATGTTTGGTGTTCTTGTTTGATTTAAATTTACATCATTTTTATCTGAACTACCATAGTTTATTTGAGTTGTTGTTTTTTCATTAGGCTGATAATCATTTGTGTTAAAAGCACTTGTTTTATTTTCTGTATCATTATTATCTGAACCACTTCGGCTTAAAACAGTATTACCATTATTTGTAATTGTTTCATTTCCGTTTGTTAAATGTGTTTCGTTACCATTTTCTAATTCTGTTTCACTACCTCCAAAATTCTCATATCTGTCATAATTTTCTAGTGGTTTATATTCAGTATTTAAGGCACTAACCCATTTTTCAACTGTTCGTGACCATTTGCTAGAAAATAAAGTAAACATATTTTTCAATATTTCAACATTTGGATATAACACTTCAAATTCTCCACAATTTAATAAAATTGTGTTTACCATTGTTTCATGGTCTACATTTTTGAATCTTAAATTGTCAAATAATGAATTGTCATAATTATTCATTCCGATTAGTGTTAGTTTTGCTATTGACAAAATTCCACCTCATTTCTACATCGCATTCAAATTTTGGAAATAGTTTTTTTACATTTTCAACGCTACTTTTTAATGTTTCAAACCATGTCAAAATACGAGACTGACTATCAATAATTGTCGAATCTGCTTCACTTGTCACCATTCTTTCTTTTTTCTGATATGGTAAAGATGGTATACCAATCTCTCTATCAAAATTGTTAACAATTGTTTGCATATCTGTTAAAATCTTATCAGTCATATAATTGTCTTTAGAATCATTACCAAATAGCGTTAAGATGTCATTATCTGAATCATCATCTTTTTTGAATAACTGATTGTTATAAATTTCAACCGCATTTCCCTGGTTTACCTTGTCCATAATCTTCTTAAGAGTTTCTGCTTGTGCTTTAGTATTTGCACCGTAAATTTTAGGATTCTTTTCGTTAAAAATACTAATTTTTAAAGCACAATCTAATTCTGCCATTTTTTCGGCATAATAATAAATAACGTCAAACGTTCCATAGTAATCGGGTGTTAGCTTAAGAATCTCACATTCTTTTCCAATTTTTAAATCTGCTTGAAAAATTGGATTTGAGATTATTGCGTTTGTTGGTCTATAATAAAAATCATATCCGTTTAATGTGCAAGGTTGAAATGACAATCCATAATCATCAGATTCAAAAATTGCAATATATCCAAATCCGTATAAACAGTAATTAAAAAAATCTTTAACATCACCACTCCAAGGTGTGTTTATCTTTAGACCGTTTATCATTCTTTCATAAAATGCCCTAACCCAAAACTCAAAAGCAACTGTGTTTTTTGTGTGATACGCACTAGGTAAGTGCGTACCACATAATGCATTTATTTGTGGATAATAATATGGGAAACAGTTCATATTACTCCTTTTTATCCTCCTCATCTTTCATATAGAATAAAATTGCATTTTCTGTTGGATCATTGATAGCGTTTTTAGTATAATGCCAAAAAATATTACGATAGAGTTTACGTGCTTCAAGCGGTGTCGAATAACTGCCATCAAACTGATAATCAATCATCATTGCGTCCTCATCAAAAAGTAATCCAACCACATAATCGAGGTCAACTTCATTTCCTTTTTTCTGTTCACCCGTTGTTTTGTCAAAAATTGCTGGTGTGATTTTAATGCTTGCGCGTGAATCGATTGACTGCCAATAATTAACCGCTTCATAATTTTTAATATCTAAATATTCAGGGTTAAAAATTGACGGTAAAACATTTGCTTTTGCTTCAATAAACAGAGGTTCATATAAGAACATTTTCTGCCTATTTTTTGGTGTGTGTCTCAAGAGTTTGTAATTTGTTCCGTTAACTGTTTTATTTGGTGATAAATGATAGTTAGCACTTCTTTCTGCTAAATAGTTACTAATATTTTTAATATATGCAACGAAAAATTTTAAAAAACTCTCTAAATATGTCGTTCTTAATTCTGCACTTGTGTAAGAAGTTCCGTATTTTGCGTTATATTCTTTTGTTAAATTAACACTCGAAAGTGGTCTATCGTCTGCCATGTCGTAAATCATACCGATTTCATTAAGAACACACATTCTATTAAAAGCTTCTTTCTGCGATTCAATGTCATTTCCTTTTTCTGTCATAATTCCACTCATAAACCGTGAAAAATTAGCTTCATTTTCAAAAGCAACTTGTAACTGTTTTTCGTAAATTGTTAACGAATCATCCCATGTATCAGAACCTGCAAAGTTCATTTCTAGAGCGATAGGCTGATTCTGTTCCCACATAGATTTTGTGCTTGTCGGATTTTCAGCTATAACATTCTGTCCATTTGTGTAACCCTCTTTTAAGTTTGTATACAACTGTGTATTATACATACCAGAAGCCTGAGCATCTTTTGAATAATATGAAATTTTTCTAATTCTGTTTGAATAAATACCACTATTCAATGCATTAATTAATAAAAACTTTGCTTTATACGGTCGCACTGCTACAAGCGTTCTTCCAATAATTAATGATAATGAATTTATTACGTTTTCAGTTCCGGTTGCAAGAATAGTTTCTCCTGCACTAACAAATGATGAACTGTCAACAACTGTAATACTCTGTTGTCCGGTTGCTTGTTTTACCAAACTATTCATAAGGTTATGACAATCTTGTACTGTTAAAACTTTTCCCATTTTAAAATCTCCTTTTACATAAATTCTCTAAACATATCTTTTAAAATATCTTCTTCATTTTTATCATCTTTTATTTTTTCTCTAGTTTTATCATCTTGCAATTTTTTTATTAACTCCATCATGTCATTCATTGTTTTTGTTTTTTCATCTTTTTTATCTATTTTTTCATCTTCTTTTTTATCCATTTTTTCATCTTCTTTTTTATCCTCTTTTTCATCTTCTTTTTTATCCATTTTTTCATCTTCTTTTTCATCTTCTTTCGTTTCAATATCATTCATTGTTTTTTCTAGTTCAACTAACTCTTTAATATCAGATATTTTCCAACCATTTAAAGCTAATTTTACAATATCAGTTTTTTTCATTTTTCAAACCTCCTATTTATATAAAAAGGTGCTTTTCGGTTTGTCAAACCGCCTTGCAGAGTTCCACTCTGTTGACATCAAGGCATTGCACCTTTTTACTCTATAAAAAATCCACTATTAAGATAATTATTTATTTTATTTCTTTCACTTTCTTCACATGATACAGATACACTTGCTCCGTTACATTTACAAAATCCGGTTATATCAGACAGTGAAGATACGCTCATAAATGGACTGCCTTTAACATTTCTAATATTTTCTTGTGTTGTAGAAAAACCAAAAGCACTTGAAGAAATAACTATATTATTTCTCGAACTTGCTAATATTCCATTAGCAAAACTTCCGTTAGAACCGATAACGTTATATGATGTACCTAAACGTGAAAATGTTTTTATCAAATTTTCGTTTCTCGTACTTAAAATATCTGCACCAACATTCGATAAATCCAATCCGCTATCACTCCACTCTTTTACTTTTTCAAAAATAGTCGATAAAACACCACTAGTTCTTGATTGCGAATTAAAAGCGAATTGTATAGGTGTTCCGCATTGAGTATTATATTTTAAAAATATCTTTCCGTTTGTTAATAAATATATTAACTCACCGGTAACATAATCGAATAAACAGTAAATAGTTAAAGTTGTATCATTTAAAAATTGTGATGAATCTAACGGCACATTTCCTACACACGGCAGATAGATATTTATTGTTTCAGTCATTCTTCTAGGATTTGTATAAATCCAAGGAATAGATATTGTTTTTGTCTCTAAGGAAACCAAAGATGATGCCACTATACTATCTGTTCCGGTAGTAAAATCTCCAATCTTAATTAGTTCATGCGTTCCGTTAGGTAATGAAAATGGTAAAAATGTGCATCCGGTAATTGTGCCAAATACTGAACCAAATTTTAAAACAAGACTATTTATCACATTTTCATCAGTCAATTGAGAAATGTTATCACTTAGATTATTTAAGCCTTGTCTTGTAACAAACCTCTGTTCTGTGTTAGAACCGCCTGAACCTATTATTGTTAAACAATAACAACCACTTTGTGAAAATGTCTCAATGTCTTTGCTACTTGAAACAGATTGTGTAATAGTTCCGGTATTTGGTATTCTTTTGTCTAATAAATTAGAATTAAATTTTGAAGATGAACATTCAATATACGCTATTGTCTGTAATATTTGTTCTTTATAAGTCGCTAAAACATCTAAAGAACATGACAATTCAATAACTCCATTTTTAATTGACGTCATATCAGACACAAAATAATATCTATCATCCCATTTCACATATGTAATATTAAAATTTTCAACAGTCAAAACAAAAGTTGGATTTGATATGCTTGTAGAATTTTTTAAAAAACAATTAATTAAAGTACCACTACTTGATGGTCTTAATGTAGAATTATCTTTTTTCGCGAAATTTTCATACAATGTAATCTGCATTTTACTCTCCTAACATTATTTTAATCTGCTGACGTGTTACATTATGTAACTTTTTAATCGAACATGCAAATTTGTTTGATTCACTAAAAAAATCAGTTTCTGTATTTCCATCACTTTCACTTTCATCTGGGATAGTCAATTGATTCTTCACTCGATAAAAATAATGCACGTTCTTTAGTTCTTCTATTTACCAAACCTTTCAATTTTTTACCTTTTGAGTAAACATATTCAAGCATTTTATTTGCAATCTGTGTTTTTGTACGAGTTCCTTTTGCAGTTAACTGTGTAATACTTCCTACGTTATACGCAAAAGACACAAGAGCCGAAAATTCATTGCTTGTAAAATTGTATTTATCATGATAACCGTTTACATGATTTTCAAATCTTTCCAAATCCATATCAAAAAGTTCATCAGCTTTCTGTTGTGAAATTGTCAAACCCTCATAAATAGGTATTCCATCAATAGTTCCGGTGTGCCCCCATCCTATAGTCAGAGTTCCCGTAGCGTCTTTATATGCGTTTAATCTGCAACTTTCAAATGATTTGATAAGATTTTTTCCGTTTTCATTAGTTTTCATTCTTTCACTTTTCACCTCACTAACTTTAATTACTTCTGTTTTTCCGTTCATGTTTCCGTATTTCAAATAATTATTAACTGCGGTCTGAACCTCATTATAATTATATCCTTCATTTTTAAGAAGAGTTTTTCTAACAAGTCCATTTCCGTAAAATCCTGCAATAACGCTTTTAACAAGATTAATTGTTACTTTTTTACTCATTTTACACCTCTTTAGAGTTTATAACAGTGATTAACTTTTCTAAAGCTAATGTGTTATTATTTATCGTATCTTTCAAATTGTTCATTTCTTCTGCGTGTTCACTATTAAGTTCTTTAACTTCTTCTCTATGTTCGTTATTAATTTTATTTATATAATAACCCATAGCTAAACATGCACAAATAGGAAAACCAAAACTGCTAATTAAAGTTGTAATCGCATTTAAATCCATTTTACAATTCCCCCATCCCTACCCAACCACCATCCGTATTAATACAATTTATTCAGTTACATTTTCAAGAGTCGCATTCCTCATAAACTCATCTAGTGGCATTGAATATTTATATTCAACTACTGTGAGTTCGTGAATAAACAATGGCATTTCATTTGCACCTTTTTCATATCTCTTGTATAAAAAATTCTGTGCTTCATTTTCATCTTTGAAAGTTTCGGGAAATTCCATTGTTAAAGTCGTCTGTTCTCTTTCTTTTCTTAAGAAAGCTTCAAAAGTTACCTTTGTCGTTGAAATTGTTCTTGTGATGTTTTTTACCATGTTTTTTTCTCCTTTAAGCTAATGCACAATTAATAAAATCTCTGCCTGATTTTGTCTTTCCGCTAATTTTAATAATGGAAAATGGCTCGTTCCAATTTCCGTCTGTCATAATTTCCGCAATATCCTCAAGTGATTTTGCAAATGTTTTTGACTGAAAAGCAATTGCACGTCCGTCTGTGGTTAAAATGGAGTGAATCTTATTCACTTCACCATTTGCATTTTCATCCTCAAAAACAATGTATGCGCTGATTTCAAGCATTTCTCTGTCTGTGACATTTTTCATCTGCTCAATCTCTGCATTTTTTGTCATTTTGTAAATCTCCTGCTTTGTCAAGTCCTCTCTTGATTTGAATAAAATTTTCATGTTTCTTTCTCCTTTTTTTCTTTAAATTTTTATTTAATCATCTGTAATAAATACAGTGATTTTTCTACTTTTAATTCAAAACCATTTGTTAATGCATCATCTATTATCATTAACATATCTGATAATTCTATATATTCCATAGGTACTTTTTTAGTACCTATGAAAATTTCTGTAATAATTGTCCACATAATATAATGCCTATAAATATATATTCATATACGCTTTAGTATCACATGAGTATGAATATTTTAAAAGTTTTATTTCATCAAATAAATCCCGGTTATTAAAAAATGTATAATCCCACACACTACCGTAAGAATCAATTGTTTTTATTACTAATAAAACAGAATCATCATACCTATAATCTTTAAAAATGATTTTTTCATCAACTGAAAGACAATGTTTTTTAAGTAATTTAACTCTTTCATTTAATTCTTTTTTAGTTATTTTTTTCATTTTTCTTTTCCTCTTTCTTTTATTAGGAACATTATTGTGCCATCTCGGTTAATACTCCCAAACAATCACATCTACCCTATTGTTTGTTTCTGTACTTATTTAAAAGAAATTTAAACTATTTCTAGCAGCCTTTTCTTTTTGTCCTCCTTATGTTCCTTACAGTTATTATTATACTCGTTTTTATATATTTATCAACATTTTTCTATTAAATTTTAAAATAATTTTTATAATTAATAATTAAATCATACATAGAAAATTTACTATAGAACATTTGTTTGTTAATTGTTTTATCTCTTAATTTCATGATATAATCATTGAAAAAACGTTTTTGGTCGTTTTCAGTGTTTAAATCATAAAATTTTCCATACCCTTTACTCTCACACATATAATATAATTCATTTTTTCTATAAATAAAAAACATACGTTCTTTATATTTTAATGATATTATGCACTTATACCCTTTTAGTGATTTAAAATCAACGCTATTAAAATCATCGTAAGCAAACGTATTTTCATACACGACATTATGCCATTTTGTACCTTGCATAGCATTAAAAATTTTTGTGTTTGATTCATTTTTATAAAAATCATCTGCATTAGCCAATAAATGAACCATAATGAAACGTTTTTCATCATAAAAATATTCTATACCTTTTGCTGTCATTTCTGCAACAATATCTGTCAGTTCTAGCGTTTCCATAAGTTTATTATTAATAGATGTCGCATTCGCAAGCGCTATTAATTTTACTTCTTCAAGTCCTCTGTGTTCTCTGTCTCTATTCTGTGTCACATAAAGGTCTAATATCTGTTCACCTTCTTTTCTGTTAATTCTATCCCATGGTTGAGGTATAAATTCATCAAAAATCATCCAATCACACTCGTCTATTCCAATTCCTTTCATCTTGGAAACAGCATTTAATGACAGTATAAAACCTATATTATTTTTTATGTTATTTTCTTCATTAAGTTCAAAAAAACCGCCTACTCCATCAAATAATTTTTTCGCTTTTATATTACAATGTAAATCTCTATTAATTGGTTTAAACGGTGATAAGTCAACATCAATATCTCCTTTTATTCCACTACCACATATAAGATTTATATCTTCATTTGTTCTTTTAACAAATGTAAATTTGCGCTTATCTTCATAACATGACTTCAGAACACTATAGGTTTTTCCCCTTTTTCTTCCACCTATAATAATATAGCACCATGCGTTAGGATATTTTTTTAAATCCTCATTAAAATCGTAATAATATGACATTTCAATTCCTTTCTTTTAATGTTTCATTTGAAACATTTAATCATAAATCTGTATATTCACTTCTTCATTTATTAACTTATCCCATTCTTCATTGACATTTATTTCGTCTAATAAATAGTCGCAATAAGACAAGTCTATGCTATCTGCTATTTCTGTTCCATTTTCATCAATGTAAAAATCTTTATAAATATATGTATGTTGTTTTTTTTCTGTTTTTTTACCTTCAAAAATCAATCCTTTTTTAAAATTATTAATATCATTTTTTAAACATACAGAACCATTCTTAGGCACTCCTGCAACTGTTATATGCAATTCACCGTCATCTAAGCATCGTCCGCAATAACGTTTTGCACCCATTGTTTTAAATTCTGAATATTCATCTTTTTTTCCGTCATGTTCTGCGACTCCTAGCCAATATTCACGATTATTATGTATTACACACGAATATTTATTATTTACTAATTTCTTTTTACATTTTTCATTATATCTCGAAACCTTTTCAACATTCCAATTAACACCATAACACGAATCTGTGTCAGAATATAACCATGTTTCACAGCATTTTCCAAGTTCAAACAGATTTTTCTGTGCGTAACTTGTACACCACACACCTATAAAATAAGGTAGAAAGCTGTTTCTGTTTTCAACATATTTTTTATATAAATCTTCTTCACTGTTTTCACTGTCAAAATTATGCTTTATATATTCGCCCGTTGTGTAAATTTCTTCGATTACTTCTTTTACACATTTCTGTACACACATTCCATATACAGAATTTAACTTTGCTTTAGAAAGCGCATATAAAACTGTATCCCCACCTTTATACTGTGTTTTATCTGTAAACAATTTAAAAACATAATCTGTTAACCATCTAGGTAAATAATTTTTCCTAGAAAATTCGACATCACTGCATATGTGTTTATAAAAATTATATTGTTCTAAAATCGTAATTGCATCTTGTTCATTTATGAAAATTTCTATATAATCAGCATACAATATTCTTCCATTATCTATTATAGCGTTTACTGTATTTACACATTTTGAAAATTGCAAGCAAGGCATAGGAAAATCTGTATCTTTTAATTTTATAGCTATAGCAGTAAATTTAAACATAAAAGCATAATTTTCCGAATCATTAACAATATCAGTAATACCGCAATTTGTATTAGTTTTTTGAAATTTTTCACAAGGATATTTTTCACTTAATAAACAAAAAGGGTATGAACTAGCAAAGTCATAGCATGAAATTAATCCTTTTACACATTTTCCTATAAAGTGTCTGTTTGCGTGTGTAAAACCGCCATGATAAATTTTTTCTAATTTTTTATACTGTTCATAACTTGGTACAATTCTATTAAACCAATATTTTCCGTGATTCTTAAAGGCTATCTTTCTAAGTTCTTCCCTAGGTATTCCGGTGGCAGTGAATGGCATAGAATATACATGTTTATGTAAAGTCGTTTTTAAAATGTCTAAACACTCAACTCCTGCTAATGTATCATTTTCTATATATTCTAATTCATCATTTGTAAAAACTTCTTTTTGTGTTCTTATTTTTTCATAATCCCATTTACCAATGGCTTTTTTATGTTCTGCATTTAAATCTTCAGCCCATTTTTCGAGTTTTCTTTGTGCTAAAATTAGCGAATCTTTTAATAGTAAACCATTAACAAATTCTATTACAATCGGATAATGACTTTTCGTATTTAATTGACGAATTGGTGTTCCGTATTCAGAAAATAAAAATTGTCTCAAAAAAATCCAATCATAAGATAAATTATGTATATAAAATACAGTTTTTAAACTTTTAAGATTTTTTAAAATTTTGTTTATACAGTCTACACATTGGCTCGGTTTATTACCATATAAAGTTACTATGTTTTTATTAAATGCTCTAATCGAAATTGTGAACGCCACAATATAATTCACATCTATTTTATTTTTATACTTTTTTGAAGTTTCTGTATCTAGCATAATAAAACAATCTGAAAAAGATTCCTTTTTTTCTTTTCGTGATGGTCTTATTTCATAATTTATATGACTAAGAACGTCATAATTAAAATTTTTATAATATACTCGTTGATAATTCCAATTTTTAAAAAACAATTCATTTTCTTTTTTATCTGTCATCATAAAAATTCTTCAAATTTAAACTCCTTATCAAGTAATAAATCTTTCACGCTTTTTTTTAATTTCCAATCAATAATTTTATTACCTTCTTTAGTATTGCCTTTCATATTTTTAATAAAAGTATCTAACAATTCATCTGTCTTTTTATTATCATTATCAAATTTATCAATCTTTTCTTTTATCTTTTTAATATCTTTTTTATTTTTCTGAAATACACCTAAAACTTCAAGTGATGTACTTGACGAAAATTTTTTTTCAAGCATTTCTTTTCCGCCACTTTCAAAATAATTAGCCATATCTTGCCATTTCCAATTAGTTCCATAATCTTTATTAAATTTTTCGGTTTTTTCTTTATATAATTTAACTATTCCACGTTTTGTTGATGATGGATAATTTAAAAATTTAAAAACTTCATTTCTCATAGCTGATAAAGTTTTCATATTTATATTTTTATCAATTTTTAAATTATATCTTCTGTTTCCACCTCTCTGCTGAATATCATATAAAGCGTTCCTATATCCCCATTTTGTTACGTATCCAAATCCAGGCTCTTTTGATAATTTTTCAAGATTATATAAACGCTTATTAGCACGTTTAGCTAATTTTATATATTCACTTATTAATTTATCTTTATCAGTCATGATTATTTCCTTTCTGTAAATTATAAAAATTATTTAATGAAATTATTATAATATTGCTTTTATTCAAATTTGTTATTTTGCATAACTCGAATAACATTTTTTCTTCTTTTTCAGAAATTCTGATTTCTAATCTTTTATCTTTCATTATTTAATTTTCTCCTATGACAATCTAAAATATTTACAGTAATTTTACTAATAAACCATTTTCTTTCAAATCTATCTATATAATTAAAAAGTATTTCTAATATTTCATGATGATGGTATAATATAATATCTTCACTTGTGTTATGATACATATCTTGTAATTTAATTAATATTTTAATTTCTTCTATAATAAGTTTATAATCTATATTATTCATTATATATTACCTCTCTTTTAATTTATTAATATATTTATTCAAAATATTTGCTTCTATTTTTGAAACAAATTTTGTTAATTTTAAATCATTTAAAGACTTTACATAATTATTTAATGCTATGCCACATGATAGAAATTCTCTGTAAAAGCCTTCATGATTATGCTCTAAACAATTTTTTAAACAATACTTCATGTATACAATTTGCCTCCTAATATAATAAAAATCTCCTACCATTTTATATACCTCTCTTTCATAAGATTTCATATTTATTTTATAATTAATATATCACTTGTACGTACAAAAATCAAGCACAAATTTTTTTTCCACACTGTCCACCTCACACGCACACCTACCTCAAACGCTCACCTAGAACACCTCTCTCACAAAAATCAATAGTAAATCTATACAAAAATCACTAGCCGAAGCCCTAAAACTTTGGCTAGTTTTCATCTTGACACAACAATACTCGCAATCATCAATTGTGAAATCTTCACAAATTTACACATCAAAAAGACAAAATACTATACAACATGCACTGTGCGCCATGGGGAGACAAGTGTCCGTGTGCCAACATCAC